CTGAGTCCCGTCGCGCCAGCCGCTCCTCCAGCAAGTCCAGAAAGCCCAAGTCCAGCCGACAACCCACCAGTAAATGGAGCTGCAGCAAGACCGATTCCCTTTGTGATGAGGCCCATTGTTTGCGCTTTGCGTTGCTGGTCCGCTTGAAACTTAGCCATGTTATAAGCATCCATCGAGGAAGCCCGTTGTCCAGCAAATCCAAGTGGGGCGTTATAGTCGAATTCACCAGAAGACGCTGGACCTCCCGTAAGTGCCATCCCAAGCGTGTTTTCACCTGCTTGATACGAAAGTGGTGATTTACCCAATAATTCCAATCCGGGGATCGTGTAAAAGCCCCGTGCTGCGTCATAGGATCGACCACCAGCTTGCGCGGCTTCGGCCCGCTTGCGAGCCATGACGTCCTCACGCCCCATTGCCTCGCTGACGATGCTCCGATTGCCACCAAGTCTACCTGCGGCTTGGAAGCCCTCACGCGACTGTTGCTCGTATCCTCGGCGTTCTTCTGGGGTCACACCTTGTGCAGATGCCCTAGCCCTTTCCGCCTCAGACGCAAACCCTTGAACGACGGCAGCTTGTTCTGGAGACATTGCCTCCATCAATCCTCGCGCAAGACCCGTTTGCCCGGTCATTTGTCCAATTTCTCCCGCACGGAGCTGACCTAGTGTCTCTCCAGCCCGTTGACCTGTCGAAAGCTGTAACGCCTCAAGTCCGGGTTGACCACCAACGCCACCAAGGAATTGTCCGGTCTGCCCAAACATTTGGGCCATAAACTGTGGGCCGAGATCCTCTTGCAGTTGCAACCATTTAGGAACCTCGGCCCCATAATAACCAAGCAATTTGCCTGATTGTTGACCAGCAATGTCCAGTGGGTCTACTGGCTTAGGTACTTTAGGTTTCTTGAATAGACTGCCCATGATTTTATTTAAGTTTCGAGTAAAATTGTTGCATGTTGTAGATTCTCACGCGAGGTGAATTCTTAAACTCACGCCTGAATGAGATGTATTTAAAGTCATCGCGGAACTTTCTAAGAGCTTTCCGCATGTCACCAACGCATATGGTGAAAAAGAGTGTGTTGGAATGGTGAATTTCACAAGCTTGCTCTGGAGATTCTTCTTGCGAGTAGAAGCACATAGCAAAACTATCGGCATCAGAAACGACAACGCCAAAGCATAGGTGCCAATACAAAAGTTTGTGAAAATCTTCGCCATATATTTCTGTTGCTTTTGCTAGGTGCAGGTTCATCAATGCTTAATACAATAAAGCATGGCGATGTTTTTGGGGCGAGTTTCAGTTCCGCCTGTTGCTTGAGTGGTGCTAGAACCAGTGCCAATATCATTAAATCTTGCTGCATTACTGGAACTTCCATTAGCTGTTGCTGGATGAATATACATTGTATGAGTATGACTTTTTAATTCGTCTGCTTGCTTCTCACCAAATACACCAGATGCCGTTCCGTCACCATTTGTACCAGATCCACGAACAAAGTATCCGCGTAAATCTGGAAGATTGAATGTTGTTGACCCATCTCCCACACCATAAAGTGTAGATATTGCCGCAAACAAAGCTGAATAAGTTGAACGAGATACCGCAGTGCCATCAGCCCCCAACCATCCCGACGGAACGGAATTCATTGCAAACGGCATGACTGCTCCAGCCGGGATTGCTGCTCCTGCCGCCAATTTGCTTGCAGTGACAGCCCCATCAAGAATCCCCACCGTTACTACTGCATTTGCGGCAATTTCATTTGAGGTAATCCCACCAGCAGCAACAAGCAGTTTTCCACTGGCCATAGAAAGGGTCGAATTGAAAATGGCGGTAGCCGTAATCGTGCTTTGATCGAGGATGTTATTCATCTTCGTGCTAGTGATTACGTCAGTAGCCGTGAAAGTGTAATTCGTATCAATTGCGCCCATACTTTATCTCTGTGAAATGATTTGTCTGTTGGTGACAGAACCAGCCACCTTGATAGAATTGATCTTTGGTGATCCTACGGTCCTTGTCAAGATCATTGTTCCGGTAAAGCCCCTGATACCACCTAACCTGCACCTGATACTTGCTGTTTCTGCCTCAGTGGCCGTGCTAGGGGTAAGCAATCCACCAAGAAGAGTAGTAGTTGTGCCTATGGTTTGAGCGTCATCTGGATCTTCAGCGGCAAAGGCAATGTTGTATTCCGAGTTCTGGCCCGGAAGGGACTGAATGTTGATCTGAGCGTCAGTAAATCGCTTGCGCTCCATCGTTCCAAGGTCATATCCCCTAGTTGTAAGAGAGGCATTGATCGTCGGAGATACAACAGCCGCAGAGTTATCCACGTTTAACGTGTCATTGGAGCTTTCAGACGCTTCTATTTGGTGCAAGCCACCATTGGAGGTTACGGCATAGATGTTATTTCTCTCGCTTGCGCTGCCGATCACGAAGTCTTTAATCAAGAATCGAGAATCACCAAAGGTATCCAGCGATTCCCACCCTTTGTTTAGGAAGTTATACACCAATATGGCGTTGTTTCCATAGGAATCACCAGCCCCCGGCACAGAATCAAGTGGAACAGCAAGGTAATACCTGTTCTCAAACAAGATACCTACTGCCCTGTCTGAGTAATCAGCGTTGATCCGGTCAATGTATGGCTGGATGTTCTTGGACAGCGGCTCTTCGGTCCCCCGAAGGTTATAGTCATTGAGGAATTCAACCCCATACACACCATCGTCAGACAAGAACAGCATGGCATTGCCGCGCATCACCACAGATTTGCGGGCTAGGCAACCAATCTCAGAGGTGAGTTCCTTGACGGTAACGTCTAGAAGGCTTCCAAGCGTCCCTTTGACAAGATGAAGGCTGTTCCTATTCAAGACAACCAATCCATCGTCATAAAACCCGTGCATCCCCACCACATAGTCAGCAGTTCCACCACTGACACGGAATTGGTTCTCGATTTGGTCGAACGTAGTCGTATCTAGAATGTCTGATACGGATATTTCATCAGTAATCTTTCGACTTGTGTATGTTGGCGTGTCAAATGTTCCAGACTGATCGTAGTAAAACGGAACCCACAATCTACGTTGGAAGTGGATACCCCAAGGTGCGCCGGGTTGGTGCATGAACCCACCACCTACGCTGAATCTGCCTCCAAATTCAAATGTGTCACCAGTAGTATTTACGTTGTAATTGCCTACAGGTGCGTACCATTTAATAGTTGTCGTTGTCGCTTCCGTGACTTGGTATTCTTTGCCGACCATTTCGGCAAAATCAACGGTTGTTGCTTGGCGAACAATAATGATATCACCCGCTTTAATCGTGGTATTTCCAGCTACAGTAGCAGTTACTACGCCGTTTGCAACGTCCACGTCTCTTTCTGTAATATTAAATGTCTGAGGCTGGGTATATGCTCCACCCGGAGACAAAGTGAATCCGTCAGTGACGGTAGCAACCGTGGCAACAAATGTCGTGCTTGTCGAAATGCTTGCAGCGAGGAACGTAAATGTGTCTTGACCCGTTATAGTGGCAACTACATACGTCCCGTTTGGAGGAGTTCCACCAGTAAGTCCAGCGATTATGATTGATGTTCCAACTACCAACCCATGTTCGCGGACATTTACCGTTACCACGGTATTTGGACTAGCCGTTCCATTGGAGCTTGCCGAAATAATTGGCCGTCCATTTGGATACCACTCCAAGGCTTGTTGCCCATCACGGAACAACATCACCTTGTCGAACAACTGGATCATGTCAGTGTCGCTACCAAGGGCTTCTCCAGCAGGATACGGAATGTCGGTAATCGCATACCCATCCAAGTCGATCTTCTTGGCCACGGTATCCAGTGCAATAATCACATACTCCTTGTTGCTGTCGTTTGGATCGCTGAACAAGCAGGAAGCCCTGACATTGGCGTTGGCGTCATCATTGATAGCCATCTGGGACAACGTCCCTGTAACGTCAATGGGCGGGGTTGTTACCCCAGCAATCGTGTAGTCCAACGTATTTACTCCAGAATAGGTAAGCACAAAGCTACCGTTAAACGACGCATCAAGGCCAGCAATCGTAGCTAGTCCAGAATCCGCAGCGGCAAAGCCGTGAGCAGTAACCGTAAGGCGAACAGTCCCCGTAACTGGGATTGTCACGTTACTGATTGTCTTTGGCGTGTCGATCAGCAGGAAGGGCAACTGCAATGGGGAACCTCCCGTAGTCAACGCACCAGTCCTACTCACCACGTTCTTCCGTGGCTTCCAGTATCCCTCCATGCGCCCATTCAACGACTCCCTTACCTCTCCCTCTTGGAGTTGGTTAAGCTGAAGCCTCTGGTTCACGCTCACAAACCCACGATCAGCAACCTCGCCAACCGCAGAATCCATCGCGCCACCACTCTGGGCAAACTGGGACATTAGGCGTAGTAAACGATCACCACACCGGATGTCAGAATCACTTGGCTGAAGTCACCTCCAATGCCCAACCCAGCAGGAAGCGTAATGGCAGTCAATCGCGTTGCACCAGTGATGCTCCCAGACGCACTCGCCACAGTAGCCAGCACAGCGTCATTCACAACCTGAATCCAGCGGATCTTGCCTGTATAAGTGGTAGCAGCAGCGGAAAGCACAATGCCTCCACCTTGGCCTTGCAGGTCGTAACTTACGGGACTAGACATAATATATTAAAGTGTCACCAACGCAACACGCATTGGCTCAAACGCAAACTACCACATATCAATAACCTGTCAAGCATATTAACAACGTGTGATACCATACACATAAATGGACGCTTTATGTCATATCATGCACACCACAGCACATGGCCCCCTTTAGCCATTTTTTGTCTGGCGGGTTTACTTGGCCCATTTGCACAATTTTTCTCTGGCTGGTTTATCGCTAGGGATTTTTAGCCACGCCCGCCGCTCGACCCCCGCCCCCCCCCCTATTGCACATGGCTTGCATTAGCGCATGACTTGTGAGTGAAACACATGTTTGAATCCATCGTTCGATTGAAGTGATCGCTTGCCCGTGAATCCTTAGCGCATCGATAATGTATCGCCCGCCAATGTTAAGCGCCCGTTTGAATCACCCGCTTGGCTAGCTTGTCGTATCTTGCTTACACCTGCCTATTTATTGCGTCTGCGCATTCCTGTGCCAAGTGACCTGATAGAGAGATGATAGATCAAAATCGCTTTGAATCGTTCGCCCTTGCCATAGTCCCATAATCACACCCGACGCGCCACAAGGCATCCTCGCGGCATTCCCATTTCCCATGCTGTTTCATGTCCATTTCTAACCGAGCTTGACACGTTTTCGGATATCTGAGTATAATCCATCTGGAAGAGAGACTAAGAAAAGCGTTTCCTTCCACGTGAATATCGTACGTGAGTGAGCCTGCGAGCGAGCGGAACAGCACTGACCCTAGTGACCTCAGCGCATGCTCATACTGCGAAGCGTAGCGAAGCAGTCACAGCCCTGACCCCATTAACGGCAGCGCATGCTCCCGTTAATATCTATGCGCGTTGAGAATATTATATGGCAAGGGGAATG